ATTACCGGAGGTCAAATTAAAGGAGGGTTTAATGGCAACTGTTGTAGGTGCTATGTCAACTGTAGAACTCCACGGGTTTGTGTTTGTATTTCCGAAAATAGACATGGGTCCCATCGCGATAGCTAACGGGGTCGCGTCACCACCACGTTCACCACCGGCTATATCGAGGGTCATCGTACTCACTTCTGTATCGAGGTTATCGAGGAGTTGTGCGACAATTTTAGCGTAAAAGGCGTGTTGCGAAAACGTCAATGTAAGTTTTGCGTTTTCGACTGATGTACCACTAGCGTACGTACCTTGATGACTGTACGTCTTTTTAGTGACACCACCCGTATTCGTGATGAGACCGCCTTCGACGTATACATTCCCAGTCGTGTACGTATTACCACGCGCTTCGATAACGTTCGAATAATCCCCATCACCATCGATAAAACACTTCGTACCTACAGAGAGGGTGTGTACAGGTGCTGTATTCGCAGCCCCGATGTTCGAGTTTGTGTACAATTTACCGTACACGTGAACGTTCATCGTTTTGTCATCTTCTGTAAGTGTGACAATATTGGAAACTTCCATAGCGCTACTGTCAGTATACGCGATCACGAATTCTGTAGCACTCGCATCGTAACACACGGCTACATTCGAACTTCCCACAGGTCTATTGTAGATATGCCCCAAATCAAAATTCACTAAATCCGTATTATTCGTACCGATTTCGACGAGCCCATCCTTGATTGTCGTGTTGGTGACATGAATATTAGCGATTGTACCTACCGATGTTACGTTTCCGGTAACGTAAAGGTTCCCGGTAACAGTCAAATCTCCACCATTTCCTCCGGCACCTGAAAGTGCTGAAATAGATAAAGGGACCTGTGTCCTAAAAAGTTGATGTGTACTTTGATTATACGCGACGAATGTATTGGTCGTGTCATCCGAACCTACACCTGTAAAAATAGATGCTAATTCGAGTGGCGTGATATACAAACCACTCGCACCTGTTGCGTCAATCTTTTCTTCACTCGCATTGAATACGATCGAGTTTTCCGCCTGGTCTTCTCGACAGTTTTTACCGAAACGAAGTTTCGTAGCACCACCGACAGTACTCAAGTTCTTCGGCATTTAATATAGTATCGCATTTTAATTCGCATACATGAGCCCCGCCATGCCATTATTCACTCTGAGAATGTTATAGTTTACTGCGTAAATCGGGTCGATGATAAGTTTACTTTCGCTATGAATTTTCACGGAATCTAGACGACTAAAGTTCAAGGATCCGGATGGTTGGAGAGAACTCGTGTTTAGACAAAAACAGTGAATGAAAAAATCTGGAGACGTGACAAAATTTGTATGATAGTACGTCATGATATCAACGAAATGCGGTTTCGCCCATTTAAATGCACTAATATCAGTTCCGTTAATACTCATCTTAATTTTGTTATCGATAGACGTAAACGTACTTTCTGAATTTGTATTAGAACACGCGATATACTTGACCGGATGATTAAACGTGAGTTCTTGTGTAAGTTCGCCGGAAGGAACACTTTTCTGAACTTGTGTGATGAGAATATCATGCTTTCGAGAATTCATAATCCCGCGTTCTTCGTTATCCAGGTAATAATAGTTCGCATATGCTTCTACGTTATAGTCACTGGCATCGGGTCCCCAGTAAATGCGTAGATCGACAGTCTGGTACTGTAAGGCTACGAGCGGGAGTGCTGATTGTGGTCCTTCACAAAAGAAGAATCGGAGCGGGTAGAAATACGACCGGGCGCTCGCACCTGGATGTGTACCGTTTGAACTCTTAGATACGTTTTGAGCATATGTATCAATCGCAATTTTCTCGGTGAAATCGTGATCTTGTGCATCTATAACTTGCCCACCGATGAGAAGTTCGACTTTATCGATTATTCTACCCCAATCCTGAATATCGACGGCCTTCGTATTATTATCAATGGTAAAATACGTGTATCCAAGTAAATCGCCGTTTCGTTCGAGGCGGATTGATGACATGGAATTACCTTTCACAGCCCCTTGTATCGTTTGTTTTTCTACAGACTGTGAAAAGTTGGAGTGTCTTTTGAAGGTGGACGTGAAAAATGATATTTCAGGTTCACCTATAATATGTTCATCTTGGGCACCTACGGCTACGAGCTGTACGAGTCCCGATGACATGCTTATTATATTAATGTTATTTTTAAATTACATATACGTAACGCCCTGAAACGATCACATCATATTTCTTTTTTTACAGATAAATTTAAATACCATAAAAGCCTTTGTGGCATCTGCAACCTCATCACCATCCTGTTTATATAATTTTAGATTCAGTCGATCGAGTTTACGGATGGGTGTGATATATTGCTGAACAAGTGGATACTCATTTTTGAATGTCAAGCTTGTTGCACCTGCAGTGACGATCGAACCGAAAGACCCATTTATGTGATTATCGGCTCCATCTAAGTCTTTCTTCGCGCGTTGGAAAAACGTATTTTTCAATTCGTCAATCGAAACGTGGATAATATTCGTAGTGTTGGTAATGCCAGTGAAGCGGGCGGCCGTTAATTGAACCTGTACGATATTTTCAAGAGGTGTAGGTAAAAAAACGGTAATCCCGTTTGTCATTTGGGCACTCTCCTGATCTGTCGTATCAACGATAACCGTATGGTATTCGTGTTCGAAATCGGGGATAGTCGGCTGAGGCGCTGTAACGAGTGCCATTTATAATACACACAGAAATTATCCACTTAAAAATTTATACTAAATTTAAATGGAGAGTGAAAAGGTATTTACTATATTTAATCTACAATTTTGTAATTGGCGTGATCTTGTACAAGTTGTTGTCCACCACAAACACCACCCATACTCGTGGAATACACACTGTCGTTAGTACACTCGGGGCTACTCTTCAAGCTTGACAATGACATCTCAGACACGGGTTCGATTGAAATCGTCCTGGGTTCGTACATACTACGTCTATCTTTGAATAGCATGGAGATGACTACCAATAGCAGCAGTGTAATCGCGATAGCTCTCAGCGTCGACCGATTCGTATTGTTAAGTTTCATTTGTTATGTACTGAGATTTTTTTATAAAGTGCGTTAAAGAGAAAAGATTAGTTTCAATATACAGAGTAATGGACGGTGAAATTATTCTCGACAGGGGGACTAGATCTGTCATGAAGTTAGATGATAACGAACAAGCCATGATGGATGAAATACAATTAGATTTCTCTCGACCACGCACACATGCCCCTCCGAATGTACAGAGAATGCATGGACACCATTCGATGGGAGGGGGTCTACAAGAAGATGTCGACGCCTTCGCGAACCCTGTGAAACAGAGTGCACCTCCCCCACCCCAGGCAGAAGAGGCGGTCGATCATGGAGAGTATATGGATGATACACCATATGATAACGGACCTGGTATGGGGTACGACTCCATGGAACCGCAGGAAGATGTACCGTCACCCGGGTATAAGACGATTGACGAGGAAAAGTCCGACCTGGTGAATAAACTCGGTCGCCTCGAAAAGAGAGGATTTAACGTAAATAAACGATTGAATGCGTATTCACCCGTTGATGAACTACGAACGGAAGTGAAACGAATCACGTATAGTATTGATGTCGATAAATCGATTAAGTTTTCTAGGCGCATGCTCGTCGCGTGTGTCACAGGTCTTGAGTTTCTTAATAAGCGGTATAACCCGTTCGAGATTCAACTCGAAGGCTGGTCTGAAAATGTGATGGAAACCCAAGATGATTATGATGAAGTGTTTGAAGAGTTATTCGTAAAGTATCGCACGAAGATGAATGTCGCCCCAGAAGTGAAATTGATAATGATGCTCGGTGGAAGTGCTATGATGTTCCATCTCACGAATAGCATGTTTAAATCGGTTATGCCGAATGTGAATGATGTCATGAAACAAAATCCGGATTTGGTGAATAACATGATGAGCGCGGTTCAAAGTACGATGGCGGGTCAATCCCAACGACAGCCTTCGTCGGCACCTTCGGGTGATCGATATGAAATGAAGGGACCTGGTCTCGACATTTCAAGCTTGATGGGTAGTATCATGATGCCCCCGACACCTCCCATGAACACGACACCCATGCAGAGATCCGTCGAGTACACACCCGATGTTCCCGATGACGGTGATGATATATCCGACATTGTCTCAGA